GTTTTTTTACTTTTTTTTAGGAGTTTATTGAGTTTTTAATAAAACTTGTTCAAAAGATTGAGTTAAGGAACAAAAAAGGTAGAATTGGACCTGTGAAAGTTAGCAAAAGAGGGTCGGAATAGGAATTTGAGGAATGGAATATTCGGATCGGAATTCTGACATTGTTTGATAACAAAAGGGGAGGTGATCAGGATCATACATGAAATGAGCATAGTTCCATTTTGGAGCGTAGGCGAGAGGGCCTTGCCATTTGGAGACTTTGTCACGTACTTGCCGGATGGTGGGGAATTCTTCGAGACTGACCTGTTCGGTGTAGGAGTCTGCGAGTTTGAATTGACCGGGTAAGTGTTTTAGTATAATACTAATATTCTGGGGATCTTGTGGGGCTGCATCTTCGAGGAATTGATAATAAATATCACGACAGAAGTTGTGAAAAGTATCATCTTGGCCACAGGCTGCATAAGCAATACCTATAGCTCGGGCGGACATGTACTTTGGAATTGGACCATGTTCAGGATAGCATAGTTGAGCAACTAGCTTTGAAATGGGCCTAGTAGGCATGCCAAAATTGCATTGATAGGATAATGTTTCAATGCGATTGCGGAAGATTGTAATGACGGATTTGGTTTTGGATAAAATCATTCCATAACGTGTGAGAGCATACGTTTCGAGGAAGGAAATAAACATTTCTAGTCGATTAATCGGCCAGTGTGTAAAACCTGAGTTGTCATCACCCATGATGAGAAGGAGGATATCATCTATATCGGTATCAGAGCATTCAAATTCGATGAGGGCATCGATAATAATGAATAAATTCCCGAAGGAATCAAGATACTGAGTGTTGAGTAAGCCAGAAGGTACGCCAGCACTAGTGCGTGCATAAGAGTAACCATCAGCTGAGATGTATACCATATTATTGTACCAAGTTTGCAAAAACCATAGAATGTTTTTGAGACGTCGGAACATTTTCTCGGGGGTAAGATCGGGATAAGAAGGGTATTCGTAGGTTGGTTGATAACCATGATCAATGACGAGGAATCGTTCGAGAAAATCGGACAAGTATATGTCGGTAATGACGCGGGGAAGGCGTTGATCAAAACCAGACCAGTCGATAGTGAAGAAAGATTGGTAGGATCGTGCGAGACGATCAATGTGTGCGTTTTCGCCACGGAAGGTTTCTAATCCATACATAATACAACAAGAATATTTTCTTGCGATTACATGAAAAGGGAAAGTAACCATTGATTCGAGGGTGAGAAACAAATCGTCGACTGCATAAACAGGGCGTTGTTTGAGATGACCATCTCGATCAGAAATGTGGTTGCGTGTAAACAGCATAGCGGGGTAGTCAAGGAAGAAATCACGAAGTTTGTCGGTATTAAGCGGTAGATTAATATCTTGGTAAAAGGGAACACCAAATTGTTTGATTCTGTGTACTAAAGTACGAGCGGATTCAAGAAATGAATTAATGTAATAGCCTTTGGAAGTGCGCTTAGATTCATATTCTTTCGGATGAGAAAAAATTGCATGAGCATTGATTTTAATGTCACGACGATTATGATAACCAGTTCCAGTAGAGAGGGGACGGCGATCGAATAGAGTATCGATGAAGTGGAGGGGAAGACAAGGAGTGATGTCGAGCTTCTTAATAATGTGGGAGAGGATTCGTTCTTTTCGGATTGGGTCAACCGGTTTGGAGGGAAACTGCGGTTTGAAAAAATCTTTGATGGTAGCATCAGTTGTGCCAAGAGGGCGACAGAGTTTTTCAACGAAATACTTGTACCTGGGATAACAGGAATTGAGCAAGTAAAGGATCTTCGGATGAATGCGGAAACCGGATTCTGGGATTTCGGAACTAGTAGTCACATATTGTATGGACTTGTATAGCCATGGAAGTGGGATGATGCCAGAAGGAGGAACACGATTGGAAGGCAAGTGATTTAAATCAAGAGGGAGTCGGAATTCGGAGGGAAAGCCAGAGTATTCTTGTTTTTCATTTAATAATGCTTCGATAATATTATGTTCTTGTTCATATTGAAGGCGGACTTCTTCATGAGTGAAATCATATCTGAGAGATCGATAGATACGTGCGAGGTCGGAGTCTTGATGCTCTATGAGAGTATCAGGCTGTGATTGTCCAGTGCTTTGGAAAAGCTGCCATTCGCGTGTGACTCGTTCAAGTCGTTCTGCAAAATAGTTACGGACAGTGTTAAAGACCATCGTTTTTAAGCTTGAGAGCGTAGAAAAGTTTTGAAACTTAAAATGAAAGAATTATAAAAGAAATTTTATAATTTTTTTTTTTAAAATTTTATACAGTGGGAGAGG